TCTTTCTGTCTCTTCTGCTAATAATTTACTATTTGCTTCAAATTCTGCTATTGCAAAACTATCCATTCTCGCCCTTTCTGTTTGATATAAGTTTAATGCTGTCATATAAGCATCTTTCTTATTTTGACTATCTAGTATATCAAATTGCATTTCTCTGTCTATATCTTCTTTTAATGATGATATTTCATTTGTTTTAGAATCATATTCAGCTATAAGTGTTTCTTTCTTATTATATTGAGCTTCTGCTAGTTTTGACCTCTTAGCTTCTATAAGATGTTTTGGTAATCCTTTAAAGAATACATCTGTTTTATCTTCATCATATAAATCTTCTATTTCTTGGTCTAATGCTTTTATCTCTAGTACCTTGTCCTCTCTTTCTTGTACTAATTTACTCATTTGTCCTGAGTTCATTAACTCATTATACTTTTGTTTTGTATTAGTTTCAAATATCTCTGATATTCAAGATAAGATATTATTAAAATCTAGTGTAGTTTCTTTAAAAGGTGCTACTATATTCTTAGTCGTTTGTTTTTTCTTGTATTCGTTATATTCAAATCTTTGAGTTTCTGATAATCAATTAAATACTTCTCATCATTCTGTTATATTACCTTTTGATATTTCTCTATATAATTGTTCAGGAGATAATGCAGATGCTTTCATTATCTTTTTTTGATTGTTTTGTTGGATAAGATATGCTTTCACACTTGCTTTTGCTTCTTCTTGAAATTTTGCCTCCTTAATAAATCTAGCTAATGCTTGATTATTTGGTTGTCAAAGAGTTAATCTATTAAAATTATCGTCTTGTACTGCTTTATCTGTAGCATCTAAATTCTTCTGATTTTCTTCTACTATTTGAGCGTCTTGTATAGGAGTTTCTTTTTTAGTCTCAGTTTTTACTGGCTCAACTGGTTTGATTTCTTGTTTTGGTGTGATTTCTGGTGTAACATCTTGTGTGATAACCTTATCTTCTGGTTTTACTTCAGGTGTTTGTACTTCTGTAGCCTTAATAGGAGTTTGTGCTTGTATGTTAGCTTCTCTATTTTGCTGTATTTGTTTATCTAAAGTAGTTTGATTGTCTTTAAAAGTTGTTTTTTTAACTTCTTTATTATCAATCACATCTCCTGTTTTCTCTACCTTTGCAGGTTGAGTTGGTTTTGAGAGTGCCTGAAAAGCAAGAGCATCTTCTCTTGTTGCTTTATCCTCAGATATTCATTTATCTGCAAGATATTTTTTAAATTTATTATTCTCTTCAGTAGTAGCCATAATATGTTGTTACTTAGTAATATAATTATATAGATTTATCCGATTATTCCTAATTTTAATGTTCAACTTGCCGATGTAAAATTTAATTTTATTCATCATTGCGTAAATCAAACAAAGGTAGCCTTATTTCATAGAGTATTTACAATAGTTCAATCAAATAGTAAGTCTCCAGCTATATTAAATGTTCAGCTTGCACTATCTCAGGTCTTTGACCAAGTCATACAAGTAGTAGTAATTCAATTTGTTTCTCCTATACTATGTCTTCCGCTTCATACACTTGCATATACTCTGACAGTTCAATTTGTTCTTTTAACTGGAAAGACTTGTGTTCAAGTGCTAAAAGCCTTAGTTACTGTATATCAAACTGCCTTATCAAAGTTTACATCAGCATTTCTTATTCTTGGTGGTGTTGCTGGTGTATTTACTTTAGGTAACGACTTTCATTTATACTCATTGATTTTCATATTCTAACATTAATCAATAAATTCTTGGGCTTGTTAATCAATCTCAACTTGTAAGTGTGTATTTAAAGGCAATATCTCTAAAATCTCATACTTTTGTCTCTTTTGCTATTCAAAACTTAGGCTGAGTAGTAAGGGTAGTTAATGCTGTAAAACCTCATCAATCTGTATTTATACTAGGTGTGATTGTATGTGTAGCATCTATTCAACTTACCTTAGTTATAAGTGTATTATTTGCTTTTCTACTCAGTTTATCATCCATATCTTCTAAATTCGTAACTATATATCAACTAGCATTGTAATTACTATCTGCATATACTCAGAAATCTACCACATCTACTCCAATATGAGTTCAATTATCATATCAGATATATAGTTTTTGTTTAATTGATTTTAATGATGTGATATTATTAAATTCTATTCACTCGCTTGAATGTGTATTTAGAATAAAGTATGCTCTTGGAAACCCTGCTACATTATTTCAGAATACTGCTAATCTATCTTTTAAATTATCATCTTTGTCTACCATACATAATAGATTATTAATGATAGCTAAACTTTGTATTCAGTTATATTCTATTCTAAATCTCTTAGTTCATAAAACATCACTCTTACTAATACTAAATAATTTCTCAAAAGTAAATCAATTTAATAAGTTTAGAGTTGTTAGATTTTCTCAGGCTGTAGCTCAAGTGCTTCAAGTAAATACAAACTCTTGGTCTGCTATTTGTGTACTTCAAAAGGCTGATTGACCTGTGTTTGATATATCACTAATACCTTGAGAGTATCAATCCCATAATGCTATTTGTCAATTTTCTAAAACTACTTTAAAACTTCATCATACATAATCCATTCAAACTACATTACTATTAAATATATCAAATTCTGTTATTGTACCTAAAATATGGTCTATCTCGTATATCTTCTTATATATTCCTAGATATGTACTTGTTCAAATCTGTTCTACTGTATAGAAACGATTTAGAGAGTCATAATCAGGATAGGTTGCTCCTGTGAAACTTCAAGAGACATCTAAAATAGATAGTCAATTTTCAATAGCTGCCGTTATAGTTGGTGCTACATCTGATATTAATGCTCTATGTAAAGAGATTATTGGAGTTACAGGATTAGTATTTACTGCTGTCATATAAAAATAATCTCACTGTGTCCATACTTGTTGAAATTCTATATAATTTGTTGGTAATCTAGCTATAGAAAAGGCATCTCATCAATTTAATGAAAATATATTATCATCTGTAAAGAATAATATATCTGTTCATATATCTAACATCATTCTTACTCTATACTGACTTCATACTTTAGTATAAATTCACTTTGTTGGAAGTTTACTAAGTTCTACAAATCAAGTATTACTAATAGGGTCTATATTTTCTCAATACAAAAATCAAGTATCTCATCAATATCTTTCATCTTGTGTCATTCATCAGTAAAAATGTTGTTTTGTATATCTACTATTCATATTTTTAAGCTAAAGCATTTAAGTTTGGTAAGTCTTCTTCTATAGGCTCTATATATCTATCATTGATTTCATTAACCATTGTATCTAGTGCGTTCTCAAATTCTACTATTGCATCATTCTTTTCATTTATTTTATTTTGTGCTGTATATACAAATTGTTTCATTCATATATCTAATAAGTCGTGATATTGTCTAGGAAGTCTTATGTCATCCTCTACTGATGAAAGTGTCAAATCTAAAGGTCTTGCTATACACCAAATCTTTATTCAATCTGTTATATCTGTATCAGGTTTTGGATATACAAATACCGACTCATCTCTTATAGTAAATATAGGATAAGCCTGTGATACATTTTCTTCATACCAAGCATCATCTTTCTGTAAATCACTAGGTGCTGTATATTTAAGTGTAGTATATTCTGTATCTGTGGTTTTATACTTAATCCCTAATTTACTAACTTTATCTATTTTAACTACAGTCAAATCAGGATATTGTATATTTTTAATTACATATTCATTTATACCATTTGTTACATCTTGAGTAACTATCTCTAAAAAATAATCCTCTTTAACTCTATTAATTAAAGCTCAAACTATTCTCTGATAAATCTCGTTTAAATCAATTATAGCTTCTGCATCTGAATATTGATTAGCATCTGTAAAGGTTAATCTCTTTATTCTTGTTATTCTATCTGATATATCCATAAATTTAAAATAATAAGTAAAATGAAACACCCAAGTTTCCTTAGGTGTTCTATTTATCTATTAAACAAAAGATGTTCATACCTCTAGTCTTACCATAGCATCTTCTTGTAGTCTTTTAGCTACAAAATCAGCTTTAGCACCAGTGTATCCTCTTTGTGCAAGAGGGTCATTCTCTGATGATTTAGGTAAAGAAGTATAAGTTTTTACTCCGTGCAATTCAGTTACACCATATGCACCTTCTCATAGAGCAAGTACTGGATAAACTGTAGTACCTGAAGCAAAAGTTTTTACGTGTGGAGATTCTACAAATCTGATATTACTTAACATTCAAACTTCTCATCTGAATATTTTTTCTGGAGTAACATATTTATTAACCTCTAACCAATTTCCTGTTCCTGTTTCTGTTCTTAAGTCATATAAAGGATTAGGATGTGATATAGCAACATAACCTGCTCAGATTGGTTCTGCTGAGTTATTTACTAAATCTGTTCTTAGTTTTGCAACTTCTACTGCATCTAAAACATTAGAAGTAGTCAAAGCCGCTCTGTTAAGCGCTCAGTCTGCATATCTAACATTTGTACCAGCCATTACTTCTGTTTGGATAACTTCATCTATAATTCTTGCAAGATTGTTACCAACTGCCATTCCAGCTCCTGATAGAGCATTTAAAGGGTCAGTTTGTAGTAATCTATCTGAAAGATATACGAATAATCCATATTGAGATGGAGTAGCTGAGATAACTGTAGCTGAGAATGCTTGCTCTGTTGGAGTAGTTCATTCTGTTAATGCTGCTGAAGCAGGAGAAACTGTCATTTTTGAGTATTTAGCCCAAGAAACAGTATTATATCCTTTAGGCATTGTAGCCTTTTGCCCCATTTCGTAAAAATATAGTTTTTCTTCTAGTGTTTTAATTACAGTCTTATTCATATAAGTCTGTAAATAGTTTGCACCTATTGTACCTGTAGTAGTAACTGCCATAATATAAAAATTAGTGTATAAAGTTTATAGCAGTGAGTTATTACTTAGAAGATACCATTTTCTGCAAGCTGTCTTTCAATTTCTTGTCAGGCTTTTGCTTGAAGCTCATCCATTGTCATATCTTTAGCTTGTTTCTTAGGTTCTGTGATAGAAGCTCAGACTCATCACATATTTGTTCAAGGGTTTAATTTCTTGCCTCAAACTAATATATATGCTTCTTCTCTTGTTAATCAAGGAGTTTCAGCAAGTTTAATCTCTATCTTATCTAAGAGTTTTTCAGCTTGTGGATACTTATTAAGAAATTTATCAAGTTTATCTTGTTCAATGCTAGCTTCTAGTGCTTTTACTCTTTCTGCTAATGCTTCTTTCTCTTTCTTTTCTGCGTTTCTTTGAGCTAGAAGTTTTTTGACTTTATCAGCTTTTGAGTCTCATTCATCAGATGCCTCTGATTCATTTTCTTCATCTGCCTGTGATTCCTCGTTAGTTTCTGTTGAAGATGCCTCTTCATTTTCACTATCTTCTTCACTTTCTTGATTTGTGCCTCAAGTAAGCGTGTCAATATCTTGAAGAATTAAGTCCTGTTCTTCTTTTGACAAGTTTTCTGGATTCATTTTGTGTAAGTTAGTTTTAATATGCAGGTCTTACTGCGTTATCATAATAGTCTAATTTGTAAATAATGCAAGAAAAAAAGAAGTCTATAATAAACTTCTTCTTTCTTTTACTTTAATGCCAATTAACTAGTAGTAGTTATTGTTGCTGCATAATTTGTATCAGTTACTCCTGCATCAGCATCTAATTTAGTTGCTATTGCTGTTAAATCAGCTAATAATGAATCAAGAACTGCAATAGTTTTTTCATTATGTAATGAATCTATATCTGCCATATTTTATTATTAATAATATAAAGTATAATAATACTAATTATTTAGTATGAAAAAGCAAATTAATTGTCTAATTCTATAACTCAGGTTATTTCTTCTATTATATCATCAGGTAATTCAATAAACAGTTTGATTATTTTTCTTATTTCTCTGTTTAAATCTTGTCCTGTATATACAAGCGTATTGTCTTTAACTTCAAATAAATCTTCTTCTATATTATTTTTTAGCTGTTCAAGTTCACTCTTTAGTATCTGATACGCTCACAGTTGCTTTAGTTGCCTTAGGTCAATTACCTTTTGCTTTTCAAGCTGTAGTTCATCATTTTGTTCATTCATCTTTTTTATAGTAAGGAGTTAAATCAAAGTCATCTCATTTAATAAATTGTATTTCTTCTCTTTTTACTCATAACTTAATAAGGTCTTCTACTTTTTTAATATTATCTAGAGTTATACCATAGAAATCTCTTATTCTTATCCATTCTCATTCATTTTCCAATCATTCCCTCATTTCAATTCATTCTGTACTCTTTATAGCATACATTGTTTCTCTATTCTCTTCTATAAATTTAATCTCATCATCTTTAACTCATAATTCTTTCATTTTAGCCTTATTAAATAAGTCTTCGTATCTTAATCAATAAAAGTCTTGTAGTTTAGTTAATTCAGATGTTTGGAAAGGGTCTACAGTTCATTCAGCTAGTTGTGCTCATCCTGTAAGTTTATTATATAAGTCTGATGTTGTTACCATATTATTTTTTTAAAGAAATAAATTTATTAAGTAATTCTAAGTTACTTAAGTTTAACTCTAAGTTAATCTTTTCCATTTTTAGAGCCTGTTCTTCTGCTAGTTTTGATTTACCGATAACTTCTATATGTTCTTTTAGTTTTTCTTTACTCATATTATCTTCAAATCTAGCAATATTCGCTTCTGTAGTATTTATGTTTAGAAAACCAACAATATATTTAACTTGTTGTTCTCTAGCTAGGTCTTTAAGTAGGTCTAGCTCTACTAACTCTGGATTAAATTCCATTCTATTATATTTAAAAAATAAATTATCCTGCTATATCTTGAATAGACGGAGCTTGTCATTGTCTATCCTTAGATAAGGTATTGCTAACTAACTGATTATTCATTTGGTTAGCTACTGGATTTTCTTGCTGTGGTTGTATTCTACTCATTTGTTGCTTTTTGTAAACTCTTTCTCTTGCAAGTCTCATTTTCTTTAATGCTTGTGTTTCTCTTCATCTCCTATATATAAGTAAATATACTTCTTGGTCTTCATCCATATCTATTAAATCCATATCTATTGGCTCATTTGCATTTAATAGCTGTAAATCTTCTTTTGCTTTTTGTTCTATAGGGTCTGAGAAATACATCATTATTTCATCATAAGGCATTCAACTAATTCTAGCTACTTTTCTTTGTAGTAATAATTTCTTATATCTACTTAGTGTAGGGTCTTGGATTAATTGTAAGTAAAAAGGTAAGTTTTGTTTCTCTGCTTCATTCTTAGCGTTCTCTTGACTCTTATTTATTATAACTATATCTATATAAGCATTTGTGATGAAATCAACTTTAGATAGAGTAACAGTTTTGCTACCAATTCAGACTTGCATTCTTTCAACTTTTTCTTTTCATTCATCAAAATATCTTTCATACATATAATCGTGAAAATGCCAAAAATCACTTTCTCCCCAACTATCAACTGTATTTCATAATGCTAGATTAAGATTAGCGTTTTGTTGTATTGTTTGACTTTCTCACTTAGTGATACTCTTATCTCATCTAACTCATTGAATTACACTATCTATTCAAGTGCTTGTTGTTACTTCTCTATTAACTAACTCTCGCATATTTTGAACATCTATTGAAAGTCTTGATGTTGGCACTTCTCTAACTACATCTTCAAGTCTTTGACCTGCTTTTAATGTAGCTGGTATATATCTTGTTTTAATTGTAGCCTTGTTAAATATACCTTTATTTCATATGCTATCTTTGTTATATACAAAATCTCATCACATAGCTTCTCTAATAGCTTTGAATAATTGTAAGTTAAATAGTTTGCTACTTGCTTTTTGTTTATCTCATACTTTATCAATAACACTTTCTCAATATATATCTCATTCAATAGGAGAGTAGTAATTTATAATAACAGGACAAATACTTTCTCAATTTGCTTTGATATATCTATCCATTTGTAACACTTTCGTAAATCATTCATCTGTTACTATTAAATACCATATTCAGTCTATATTTGTATAATGATAGTAGATATTAATTATCTTATTAGGTGTTTCATCTAATTGATTAACTAATAATCTAGGCTCTTGCATTGCTCTGTCTACATCTTTACTTTCATCTGATTGTGATAAGTCTATTTTTCAAGCTCATATAAAGTTATCATTATTCATAACTTCTTCATAACTAAACTTTCTTTCTACTCAATGAAATCTAAAATCTCTACCTCTAAATCATTTAGGGTTAATATCTCAATACCAATTTAAAGGACTTATTAAAGTAGAAACAGGTATATCTAATGTATCATCAAAAGTATCAAGTGTTCTTATACTCAATCAATAAAAAAGCCTATCAAATTGTCTTTGATAGTTTTGTACGTGCAATCACATCTTCCTGTAATTGTTTTTAGCTAAGATTTGTTTGTTTTCTGCTACTTCTTCATCTTCAAATCATCATCATTTATATTGTACTGTTAATTCATCTTGATAACTTAAAGCAATAAGCGTCATTATTTGACTTCAAGCTATATTAATATTTATCTTATCATCTGATTTGTTTAGGTTACTTATTAACTCTCTTCTTTCTTTAAATAACTCTCTTTTAGTATCAACTGTATCTCTTGTTAATTCAAATTCTTGCTTTGCTCTTGATAACAATTCTTTTTCAGTAAATCAAAATAATTCCATAATATATATGTAAAGGATTAATGGTCGTTTTGTATATTATATATTTTTTCTAGTAAAATCAAATTATAAATAATCAGAATTATCTATTTCAGTTATATAATCATCTCAATTATCAATCTTTGCATAATTATCTAACACTCAACTCATTCAATCTACAAAATCATCATTAACTCATTTAGTTGGGAATGCAATAAGTTGTATTTCTGCCTGTTGTAAGTCTTTATGTCTACTTGGTAGATATACTCTATTTGCTATAAAGTGTGGAATATGTGGCTCAAAATGTGTTACTTTATCACTAGGATATTTCAGTTCCTCTATTGGCAAACTTACAGAATATTCCTCTTTTGCTAGTTTTTTTACCCAAAAACCAAATCATTGATTAGCTTTTTCATCATAAGTAAACTTTTTAACTCTATTATGATATTTAATATACATATTAATTGAATCTCTTGCTTGTGCTTCGGGGTCTTGCTTTTGTAAGATAAAATCTATTACATAAAAGTTTCTATCTCTCTTATTTTCTCATAATAACATCAAACAGAAATAATCACTTGTACTCTTGCCTGTATGTGTTGTATCTGCGTGCATATATAAATCATCAAAATCATCTATATTTAGATAATCATAGTATCTTAAGTGTTCTCTTTTAATAAATCAATCCTCATATGAATCCACAGGGATTAACATATAATTCTGATTAAATGCAATAGGTCATTCATCTTGTTTTATTCTTTCTATTAGAGTTTCTGTAAAGAATGCCCATTGTATTTCATCATCTACTAATAAAGGCTGATGAAAAACAGTCCAACTTGGTAATCATTTCTTTTCTTTTCTAAATCTAGGTACAATTCAATCTTGATTAATTGTATTTCATAAGAAATATATTTGAGATTTACCCTCTTTAGTCATAGCTCAAAATGTTTCTCAGGTTATTTTATTATAATTCTTATCTATTATCTCAGGGTTTCTTACTGAATCCGAAACATCTATATCATCTATTATTAATAAATCAGGCCTATCTGTCTTAGTTAAAGCTCATCTTAGCTTTTGTCATAATGAAGCTGCTCTTACTTTTACCTTATTAGTAGTATCAAAGTTAGATACACTCTTTTTCTCTAAATCATCTTTATTTCCTCCTGATAACTTAAATAGTTTTCAATAGTCTGCTTCTAATCTCTTATTAAGAAGATTTCTAGCTATATTTGTTGTACTTTCTGTTGATGCTGTATCTTCAAATGATTGCCAAACAACAAATTTAGTTAAATCATTTACTATCTTGTATGTAGTAACTGCAATAGTTATTACTGTTTTAATACTTCATCTAAATCATTCTATCATTATATTCTTATCTGAAAACATTGATTCTATCCAAACATAGTGAAAGTCTGCTAATGGAGTTATGAAATCCTCTCTAAAGTAAAAAAACCACCATAGTAGGAATCTATCAGCTCATCACTGTTTAAAAAATTCTCTTCTGGTAGTTCAATTAGTTTTTTCTAGCTCTTCTATAGTTTCTTTAAATTTAGTATCTTCTAGTCTTATCATATTAAATCATTTAACTTATCTAATGCTGATATATCTTTTGTTCATCATTGAGCATCAGTTACATCTCATCTAAATAATGTATATCTTGCTTTTGCTTCTTTATCCCAGTTATTTATATCTGAATCATTTACAGGATTTTCTTTATCTTCCATTCTCTTAAACTTTCTCTTCTGAATAAGTTGCATTAATTCAAAGTCTTTGTCTGTTAGATGCATTATTCTATCATCTTTAATGGTAAAATCCCCATTTTTCCCCATTTCTTGTTTAGCTCTATTAACAGTAGACTTGCCTATTCAGGTATCTGCTGCTATCTGATGTTCTGTTTGTAGGGGGTTTTTAGCTAGACTAGCAATTACTTTATCTATGTTTCTTTTTTTATCATTCCTTTCTATCATAGTTCTTAATTAATTCCTAAATTATCTTTTAATTGTTCCATAGTAATAAGTTCTTTTTTAATATCTTTTCAACACTTATCACATTTAACACTAATAGTATCTATTAATGTCATATCCTGGATTTCTTTACATCTTTCACATTCCATAATCTTTTTATTAAAAATAGTATACAAGGAGAATGGAATGACCCTTATATACTATTTACAATATTCCATTCCTTTTATATGTGCCTAATTATATTTATTTTATTTTAAAAGGCAAGTTTAATAAGCTCTTGTTGGGTAGTCTATCCATTTCAAACGCCCAAGTCTATCTGTTCATAAAATCATTTCTCTATACACTCAGTCTATTATTACACCCTTTCTATCTCATATTCTATCTTTTTTTGTTATAAGAGTTTTTCTATTTTTACATCTTACATAATTACACTCACAAGGTTTATATGTAACATTTATACATCTAGCAAATTCTCTAGTCATACTTATTTTTTAAACTTATAAAATTTCATTGCTTCCAAAACATAAAAACTCATCAGATTAGCCATTAATTCAGTATTATTATAACTACAGTCTATATTTAAGTAATCTAACATTCTCTGAACTGCGTGTGTTACTTCGTGGATTAATATTTCATTAGTATTCTCTTTTGTGTCATCATATATACAGACTGCTCAGCTATTATATTGATAAAAATGTTCTCAAGGGGCGTCTTCGTGCAACTCTATATCAGTTCAAAAAAACTTATCTAAATATTTTTTTATCTCTTCTCTATTTCAATATAAAAGTACTGTTTGGTATCAATTTAAAAAATTATTAGTAATTATTTTCTTTCTCATACTTTTCTCTTAGTAATAATAACATCTTAACTGTTTCAGAAGCCTCTTCCATTATTGAGTTAGAAAGGTTTGTTAATTGAGATAGGGCTTCTTGTGGCTCAATATCTCATCTTTCTAGCTGTT